CCCGTTGATATAGAACTTATAAAAAAGCTAGGGTATAATCTAACAACTGAAAGCGAGGCGGTATGATAGTAAATAACTGGCGTGGTTATGATGTAAATATTAAACACCGATCCGATAAATTTTGTCGAATTGAATTGTTTAATAATAATAAACAGCATTTTATTAATCTTTGTTCAGCTAACCCTAGCGGGTTGAGGGCTAGTGAGATCAATAAAAACATATATCACAGCATAAAGAAGGAAGGTTCTCAATGGTAGAACTCTTTTTAGAAACACCGCTTGAACTTAAAATAATGATTTTAGTTTTTGCGGTATTTGGTTTCGGCTTATGCTGGGCCACGAAACGCGATGAACTAAAAACGTTTAATGATCGTTATAAGGTCGATCAGAAATGGAGGAACGATGGCAGATAACTCTAAATTAATTAGAGATGTGGTTAATGGTGAACCTAAAGCAATAAAAAGATACAATATTTTTGTATCCGATATGTTTAAGGACACTAAACAACCAAAGAAACATCAAGAGCGGTTCATAAGAAAATTGCTCGGAGATGACGCCTACTACAAGAGATGGCGAAAAAAGAAACAATCTAAATAACCAACGTACCCCGAACCGCTTTAGCGGTTCGGGGTTTTTTTAGATCTAAATTTTTTTCTTTTTTTTAGGGTGGGTGGGCCCGTAGTTCACGAGCAGGTTAACTGCGACAATTTGCCGTTTTAAATGAAGCGTGGATAGTTTAAAGTTTTTTAAAGGGGGCAATTATGCAAAAACAAAAATATAACGGCTGGACGAATTACGAAACATGGAATTATAAGTTATGGCTTGATAATGATGAGCCTAGTTATAAAGCCATGATAAAATTAGCCAAAAAACATAAGGACGCTTACGACCTATCAGCAGAATTAAGCGACCTTACCCACGATAACGCGCCACTATTAGAACCGAGTTTTTATTCGGATATTATGACCGCGTCTATTCGTGAGGTTAATTTTTTAGAAATAGCGGAAAGTTATTTAGAAGAAATTAAAGAAGTAGCATAAATTAAATTTTCATTTATCCTTACCCGCGACCCAAAACGGTCGCGGGTTTTTTCTTTTTTTTAGGGTGGGTGGGCCCGTAGTTCACGAGCATATTTTTTTTTTTGGGTGGGTGGGCCCCAAGCCCACGAGCACGTTGCCTGCGACAATATGTCACATTGACACGGCGCGCGGTTTGTGGTTCGCGGACGGGGGCGCGCGGGCCGTTAATGATTTTTTTTATTAAGAATAATATTGTTAATGAGTGGCCAATCATTGACCGCTAATGGCGGGGCGCTGTTAGGGTCTAATATTAATTGATTAATACTATTAGAGCCATAAAGTTTTATTAAACTACCTGAGGCGCGCGGGCCTTGAACGAGTATAAAATTACGTTTAGTTCTGATTGTATGAAATAACACTTGATGAGGGCTAAAAGATATTTTATTGCCCTTCTGAATTTTTAACTCTATCATACAAAAACCCGCGTTATTATATAATAATAAATCACTTACACCATGAGCACTGTACACTTCTAGCCGTGTAATTAGTGTATCTTTATTAAGATTTTTTTTAAATAAATGATATAGTTTTTGCTCGGGTTTCACCGTACATTAATAGCACGGTAAAACCCTAGGGGGAAACCCTTTAAGCGCTTTTTTTGTGATCTTTAAACGCTGTATTATAAGGAATTTGTATAATCTTATATTGTAATTCCGAATATTTAAGGTCTTTTTGTAGTTCATTGAGCGCATTTAATTTTTTTTGCGCTTCAACGTGGCTATCAAAACCGCTGGCGGTTTGAAAATTAATATCAAAATTAACTTCATAATTCATAATATTAGTTTCTTTTATTTCAACAATAATAAATTTATTTATAATCATTATTGCCCGCCATTTTGAGTTATTTGTAGAGCTTCGGTTTTATTCCATATTATTCCTAAAGGTTTGAATATACGGTCTAAAGTTTTAGGAAGGTCAGAAGGCAACCCAGTTTCAAAAACTTCATTGACGGCACTTTGTTTATAAAGTTCAAGTTGCTTAACTTTTTTTCCTTCTGGTGTTTTTTCTGCTTCTTTTATTGCCAAAGTTTCCGCCCACTCTCTTAACTGTTCCCTGCAATCATCTGGCATAATTCCTTTATTATAGCTTGATGAAAATGTGTAATTATTTTCTTTAAAAGTATGATTAACGCTATCTTTTAAAGATTTACTTACTTTGGTTGTAAAGAACGTTTTAGCTTTACGCTGTGCAATCTCTAATTGCTGTAATGCTTTTTCCAATTCTTTAATAACTATATCCGCCTTTATTTTTTTAGCTAATTTACTTTCAGCGCTAGCGGTCAATTCAGCCACTACCGATTTTCTCATTAATTTAGCTTCATCAATAACGGGGTCAATTTCAGCACTTACGCGTCTTTTTAAATGCTCTAATTGGTACTTCGTCATATATTTATTTTTAGTCATTTTTTTCCTTATTTGTTAGTTGATATTATTTATTTTATAAAGGGTATTGAAATTTAAGTCAATGGGATTATATATTAAAATGTGTTAGTTGAATTAGTGGGCGTTTATATTTAGCGCCTATTAATTCAAAGTGCGACAAAATGCGCATATACTTATTATATGGGAAATTATATTAAATAATTATGACTAAATTAAACGGCGTAAAATTAAGAGGCAATGAAACATTTACTGAATTACTTGAAATAGGCAAAATAAAAGAAAAAACTAGCTTAATTTGTAAAGCTAAAATTTGTAATAATGTTTTAAAAGTCGATTATTTAAGCCGTATAGATAAAAGATACTGTAAAGATTGTTTAGATTAATGAATATATTTTATGAACATTATAAAAAACGCGACGGGGCAATTTATAAAGATTTAGCGGGTTTAAATCATAAAGAACGTATTAAAATGTTAAATGAATTTATTATGTCAAGTTTTAATACAAAGTGTAAAATTTTAGAAAATGATAACTTATATAAAAATTATTCTAGTTTAGTTAAATCTAATGAGAGATCAATTAAGTTTTTTTGTAAATTAAGAAAATTTTGTAATAAAAATAAACATATAAAAGAAGTATGAAATTATACAAATCAAAAAGACTTTTAAACGTAGATAACAACGCCAAAACCATAAAGGGCCAAAAATATAAATATTTAACGGGTATTTTATACCTAGCGCCCGCAAAAACTAGCGGTTTTAATGTGTGTCCAATGGCAAGTGAGGGATGTAAAGCGTCATGTTTATTTACAGCGGGGCGGGGCCGTTTTAGTAATGTTTATAATGGCCGTTTAAATAAAACATTATGGTATTTTAAAGAGCGCGAAAGTTTTTTAAATAAATTAAGACGTGAAATAAACGCGTTAATCAAAAAAGCTAAAAGACTAAATTTAAAACCCGCTGTAAGATTAAACGGGACCAGTGATATTGAGTGGAATATTCACGGGCTTTATAATGAATTTAAACAAGTTAAATTTTACGATTACACCAAAATTTACAAACGGGCTTTAAAATATGTAAATGGCGCATATCCTAAAAACTATCATTTAACGTATTCACTTAATGAGGACAATAAACAAAAAGCAAGTTATATATTAAAGCGGGGCGGAAACATAAGCGCCGTATTTAGAAATAAAAAACTTCCTAAAAGATTTAAAAATTTTAAAGTAATTGACGGGGACAAATCGGACTTAAGATTTAACGACCCTAAAAATGTTGTAGTCGGTTTATATGCTAAAGGACGGGCTAAAAAAGATCAAACGGGTTTTGTGTTAGATGTTTAAAAAATACAACTTAAAATTGAAAAAAAAAAATAAAAAAGTAAAAAAAAATAGGGCGCGAGCGAGCGAGCGAGCGAGCGCAAGGCGATACAGCAATCCTGTTATAACGTTAAATCGTTAGCTAAAGAACTGAAGTACAAAAATAACAAGCGAGCGAGCGAGCGAGCAGAAGGGATAATATGACGAAAAAAAAATACTTTTATACTTATGATGAGTATTCACAGGACACTAGAAGTTATGAGATTGAGAGTGATGTAGAACTAACAAGAGAAGAAATACAAGATATGGCTTTAAGTTGTGATATGGTTGAGGGTGCAACTTATAAAGATAAAAATAGTACGGCTACATTTAAAGGAACTGAATTTGGCGACGATAGCCAAACAGAGTTTGGCGGTGATTGGACTAAAGACGATAAGGAGGAGGAATAATATGCAAACAATATTTGAACCAATAACAGATAAAAAAATAAAAGAGATCAATAAGGAAGGTTGGTACTGGGCGCAAGGTAGTGAGGTTATGGCTAACTATGGTGATACAGATACTTTTACTTTTTGTATGTGTAGAAATAATCAAGAGGCAAAAAAAGTAGCTAAAGCAATTAATTTAATTGAACATTTGGAGGATAATTAAAATGAGTGTAGACGGATATGAGCAGTGGGTAGAGAATAAAGCTGAAGATTATGTGGGTGAACTTACAAAAAAAAATCCACAAGCAAGTAAAGAAGAAATATGGGAACTAGCGCTCGAGCGAGCAAGCTATGAGTACCAAAATACTGATTGTGATTATGATTATGAAGAGGAAGAAGAAGAAGTAAGTGAGCAAGCTGATAATTTAAATGCTTTAAATAGTGAAAATTTTGTTAATTATAAGAAGAAAGTCTAGCGCCCAGTATCCATATCTATTAAATATTTCGTAAGCCGACGCTAGATCTTGATTTATACGTTAGATTACGGTATAAGTCAAGTTATGGGAGTACCCGCAAAACTAACAGAAAAACAAATTAAATTCGCTGAATTATTAGTATTTAATGAAGGGCGCAAGAGCCCAAGCGAGTGCGCATTTGAAGCAGGCTATAAGACTCGAGCTAGGCAAGCAGCGAGCGAGCTACGTAATCCTAAATATTCACCATTAGTAGTAAAATATATTGGAGAGCTACGAGCAGAAGTACAAGAAAAATATGGTGTAAACTTTGAACGTCATGTTGGTGAGTTAGCAAAAATTAGAGATGAAGCACTTAAAAAAGGTGCGTGGAGTGCCGCAGTAAATGCAGAAGTTGCAAGAGGTAAAGCAGGTGGTCTTTATATAGATCAAAAATTAATTCTATCTGGAAGCATAGACCAGTTAAGTGAAAAAGAATTAGAATCTAGAATGAAAGAAATTCTAGAAAATCATAAAACTTTAATTGAGGGTGTAGAAGTAGAAGCTACTACGATTGAAGATAAATCACAATCAACATAACAAATAATACAATACCAGAGTGGGTATTGAAAAACTTATTTATCATTGCGTAAAGTGTTTTTATGTTTGTAAGCATATTTTGTGGGTTTGAGAGGTATAGAAATACCTTGAGGATCCGGGCCTTTAACCGGTGGTATAGACTTCCATTTTACATAAGGCATGTTCTTCGTCAAGGTTTTATTTTTCATATAATTATTTTTTCCATCTTAATTATACACCCTTTAGGGAATACATTTCTATCAGAAAATACTTCTTCTTTTTCATCATAAGAAGCAAAAGTCCATAAGAACTTGTTATTTCTTTTATATACGTAAGCTTGTGTAATCATTATAGCGCAATCAAACTTATCAAACTCTTCTGGTGTAGCGTGACCCGCATCCCCAGTTATGTCCAACCATCGTATTGAATAGAAGTAATATCTTTTCTTATTTATGATTGCGTGTCTATATTTAGATTTCTTACCTTTCATAATATACTTATACTATAAGAGAAATATTAGGGCATTATTTTTTTTTATAAAAAATGAAAAAATTAATTGGCGTTTACGCATTAGTGTGCCATAGCTAAATCGACTATTATTCAACAATACTGTCATTTGTGCCATGGTGTGCCACCATAAAAAACTCCAATGGCACAGCTACTATTCAACAGTACCAACACTAATAGCTTAAAAACACCCTCTGTGCCACTGTGCCACCACCTTTTTAAAAATAAAAAAAAATAATTATTGCTCAAATATTTCTCTTATATGGCACGTATTGTGGCAGAATTGTGTTCTTTGTGGCAGAATTGTGTTTATGTTTTGTTAAAAGTAAGGGATTTACCAAATTGTTTGTCATTATCGTGTTTTAAAACCAACCTTGCTGGATTTGGGTCATTAATTAATACAGACTCCTGTATCTCCATTCTTCTTAAATCTTCCAAATGTCCATCTTGAGTCTCAATATAGACGTGGCAGTCTGATATCATTGTACCTTTTTGACCGTCTGTAAATTTATCTAGTATTTGTTGTAGATCTCGTAGTCTCATCTTTTCTCCTTTTATTAGCCCATTGTTTTACTGCTTCATACCATAAAGACTTGAGCTGTTCATTTTGGGTTTTATGATACTGCCTTGCTAGGTCGTCTATTTTATCAATCTTTAGGTCTCTGCTCTTCATAATATTGATCTACTCTTTTTAAAAATTCGTGTTGATATTTTCTCATTTCTAATCCTTGAATAATAAATTCTTGATAATAATTATCTTTGCTGCACATCATAATAACTCCTTTTTGTATTTCAGTTTTATAAACATAATTATGTGCCATAATATAAGCCGCTAACTGAACACAATAGTCTTCTATCCACTCTCTCTTTTTTGGTTTATTTGTTTGTTTAAAATCACAGATTGCAATATCTCCTTTATGTAAAGCTACTAAATCTGTAGCTCCTGCATACAATCCTGGATAGTAAAGTGTTGCTTCTAATCCATAAATCTCACTAACATTACAAAGACCTTTTTCAATAACTACTTTAGCCATATTGTGAGCTTCTTGACCCACTGTCGTTAGGTCCATATACCCATCACCTTTGATGTACTCCTCTAGAATCTTATGCATTGCTGTCCCTCTCGCGCCCGCAGAGTCCACGATCCGCGTCGCACTGTCCTCCCCTACCCGTTTACGCCACGCGGCTAGTGAGGCGGCTTTATCAGCCGATTGGGTCGCGGATAGTATTGTTGTAACACTTGGTAATTTATCTTGATTAATGGCATAATGACGTTTGCCTTTAATCACTTCGCGCATTGATTTAGGGTATTTATATTTAAAGTTTAGAATCATTCTAATCTGTCTTTATTTTCTCATAAACGTGTTTTTTTAAATCTTTTTTAGTAGACATAATACTAATCATATCCACACCATTATAAGCTTTGGCGTAAGCGTTCTGCGAAGCGACGACACCGGCTCCACTAGATAAAAGTAGGAACTCACTACAACCCGTTAGGATAAATAATAATAAAATATATTTAAGCATTAGTAATTAAATTTTTAAGTCTTTCAATTTGACCTCTTAATCGATCAATTTCGGCTATTAGTAGTTGATTATCTTTAACTAAATTACGTATCTCTTTTTGTTGTACTTCGATCATCTTCGTTAGATCTAAATCACCTCTATCATCTTCTTTAGGCATAGGTACATCCGCGTTCCGATATTCTTCTTCCCTAGTCATAGGTATAGGTTTATCAGTCATAGTAGGCCTCCTCTAGTTTTTCTTTATCTATATTATATTTTATAATGAGTTTACCATATAAATCATACTTACTTTTCTCTCTACATTTTTTAAGTAAGCTTAATAACTTAAAGGTAAACGCTGTTTTACTGTCCATTTTTTCCTTTAAAAAAAAATTTTAAAAACTCGGCGTAAGCTTTTCCACCATTATACTCTTCTTCATTAATGTCTTCATTTAATTTTTTTAAGTCTTTAACTTTAACTTTATCATCAATCACACCACCTCGCATAGCAATCTCATCTTTCCATACTTGTATTTTTTCGTCATCTTCTTTACCCATTGATTCCTTTCTCTATAATTTTTTTACACCATCCCATAAAAATACTATCACTCATATTTCCCTTCATCATATTCACAGTATGACATACAAATTGTATATTTCCATAGTCATAATTTTTATTACTATCAATTCTATCTACTGAAATATTAGTATGAGTCTTACCTTTTCCTTGGGTAAAAGTCATTTTTTCTCCTGATAAAG